CCTGGAATTCCTTCACCTTCTGCAAAGTCACGAATTTTCATTGCAACATCTTCATTGAAATCGGGAATCATAGTAGGGATTGTTTCATGGAAATAATTTACTTGCTCTTCCCAAGCTTTTGTAGTTGCTTCTTCAGTTCGTTCTTGAACTGTTTTAACAATTGCTTCGCGCTGATTACGAGCTTCCCAATACTGTTTTTGAACTTGTTCACGTTTGTCTTTAAGTTCATTAACTTCGTAGGTATCTCCTTCATCGCGAGCTTTTTCAATTTGAGACTCAATATCATGGTATTCTTTAGAGTATTTTTGTTCAGCATCGTAAAGTATTGCAGCAGAGGCTTGAGACATAGTTTGCAATTCATTAGCTTTTGCATTGTATTCTTCCTCCATTGCTTTACGAGCATCACCAAGTTCACGACCCTTGCTAGAAAGATGTTGTTCGGTAGAGTAACCTTTGATAAGGTCACTAAAGGAAACGGCAACTTCTTCGCCATCAATTTTGACAAGTACTTGCGCATCCAAATCGAGATCATCCGTAGTATACACATCAGCTTCTTGGGTAGACGTATCATCCGCATCTGAGGCTTCCTCTTCTTCATATTCGATTTCTTCTTCATCATCTACGTTATCGGCTTCCTCTGACTGTTCTGGGTCTGCATCGTCAGATTCTTCCGCGTCTAACTCAGGGACTTGCTCATTGGGTAGAGTATCTACGAAATCTGAATTCCGTATAATGTCAGCCAGCAATTCCTCTTCAGTTCGACCTTGATCCATTGCATTTGAATCATCCAATTGGGTAGAGTCAAGTTCTGCTTCAGGATTATTCATTTTTAATTACTTCCTTTAATAGGGGTAGCTTTAAGTTTTTTAGCATACCTATCTCGTAGATCATGCATACTAGCTAAAACATTAGCATTGAGTTTAGCTTTACCACCACTACGCTGTGAATCATATTCAAGCGTTTCTATCATTGTGTCGTAGTTATCGACAAGTTTTTGGTAATCAATTATTCGTTTCGCCATTGTTGTCCTCCGTTAGGTATGGGATGTTTTTCCCGTACATCTCAAAGTCAGTCATTTTCTGCTTAACGCTACCTAGCGCCATAGCCGAAGAGTAGAGAAACTCTCGAGATTTTGTTTCATGTGGTTCTGTCTTTAACCATTCAACAAAGAAGTCTATTAAGACCTCACCATATACTTCATCAAAAAATTCATCACGTTCCTTGGCGGCGAAGTGACCCTTTACATGAGCCCTTCGCGCCAATTCTTCAGGATGGATTTTATGATTACCGTATGATTTCTTATTACCCAGCCTCTTCTCAGCTGATTCACGGTATTTTTCCATAATTATCCTTGTTGTATTACTTGTCTAGCCAACATAAGTATTTGATCGTAAGTAGGGTGTTCAGGTAATTCTGCACCTTCTTTAACAGACTTAACTGTAAGTTCTGCCCATTCTTGGAAATGTCTATCAATAGATACTGCAAGTTGTCTAGCATTATCATCCATTGTATTTTTAGCTTGTGCCTGAGTATACATTACATTTGCTTCAGACAAAGCAGCTTCGGCAAGCATTTTCTTTTGATTTGCTTGTTTTTCAATTTCTTTAGCTTGAGTCTGTTGTTGAATAACTTGTTGAGCTTTTTGTTTAAATTCATCCGTAGTATACTCTTCAAGAAAATCATTACTATCAATGTTCATAGCTTCAATCAACTTAGTTGCAAGAACAGCAGGTGCTTCTGGTTTAATCACAATACCTGCACCTTGATTATTAAGTGTAGGTAAAATTTCTGCACCAATTTTTCCAAGCTTATTAATTAACGTAGCATTAGAATTCTCTCCTACATCAAGGAAAATTTCTACATCCATGCGTGAAGGTAATTCAGACATATTAACAGTCTGATATACACCATCTAAAGCATAAGATTGCTTGCCTTTCATATTTTTAACCATGGCTTCGTATATGCCACTAATTAACCGCTTAAATCCAGTCTCCGCAAATCTACGCGCGATATGCTGGATTCTTTTTTGTGCTGCTGATTGTACAGCGCTAAGTTTTTGCTCGGAGTTTCCTGATACATAAAGTGTATCATTAAGTCCTTGCGCGGCCTTAGACATTCCTGTAGCTTGTTCTTTAATAAGCTGTAAGTGTTCTAACACTGCACCTGTACCAGATGAAATAGCTTCTGGTGGAAGTGAAGACACTGCAGCTGTAGGATTACCATTAGTTGGGATAATCTGTTTTGGCTTCATGTTTTGAAGCGCACTAAAGTCTACTACATTCGGGTCTGCTAGTTTAGGGCTATAGTTAGTAAGATAAGTATTTTCTACAAATCCACGAAGAATAGCTGTGCTAGCTAGTGTACTGCTTCTAGCAAAGTCTGCCATTGATAAACCAAAAAATTCATGTGGAATATCAATAGGTACAATAGAAGAAAGCGGAATCATATCACAGTCTTCTTCATAAAGAATATGATCGTCAACTGTAATAAAGTGTTTTAACTCAGCAATTCCATCACCATCTCTATCTACACGCATCCAAGACTCTGTAAGAGTTACTTGTTTATTTGCTTCTGTTAAGTAGTTTGTTCTACTATAACCCTGTAAATAGTTTTGACCTGTGATTTCTTTACGAGCCGCTACATCTTCACTGTATTTGCCTGTGCTATAAAATCTAGTTCCATCACCTAATTCGTCCCATTCTCTTTCAGTAAGTGATGTTGCCCATTCAGGGTAATACTTACGCAAATCAGAACGTGATATTTCAGTTTGCAATCCTACGAATTCTGCATCATCAATATCTTTTGCATTTTCTGAAATTCTAAAAGACTCAGGTGGAATAACTTCTAACTTAATACGACTTTTATCTAGCTTTTTGCGTAGCCTTACGTCAACATAAGCAATTGATTCAGATTCATTACTGAGCGTTAGCTCACCGACGATTTCTAAACTCGGATCCGCCAAGATCTCATCAAGTTTAGCTTCGTCAATCTGCTCATACTCTTCCATGAGGTATTCGAAATCCTCGATATAATCCCAGCGAATAACACTATTCTTCCAAAGAAGAGATGCTTTCATCCAGGTTTGTAGGATTTCCCAACCTTTATTCTTTTTAAAGATACAGTAATTTACCATATTGCTTGCATCTTTGGCGGCTTTAAAAGCGCCAGGGCTGTCATCATAAGGCACAAATCGTGCTAACTTTTGATTATTCAAAAACAAATCTGATAAGACAGCTGTATAAGCTTCAATGACTTCTGTAGTTCCTGTATCAACAATAGTACTAACACCTTGCGGCGTTAAATGTTCCATAGGAACACCTGCGTACTCATAAGTTGCTTTCAAGCGTTCTCGTGTAAGATCGCTACTATTAAGCCAGTCACCAGTAGAGTTCATAATACCTTGTGCAATAAGGTTTGTCAACTCTTCATCTGTAACTGATTCTCCATACGTACCTGCCATTACCGTCTACCGCCATTAGGACTCATAATTGGCTTTGCAGATTCCATAGTCTGTTGATTAAACTGACCTGGCTGCGAAAGCGGTGTTTTACGTTCTACTGGTTTTTTCGGTGGTGATACAGGTTTTACCTGTTGATATCTTCCTACTTGTGTCATTTTCCGCTCCTGGGATTACCACTTGACTTTATTAGCCCAATAAGCTGCACTCATTGGACCTTTCTTAATATTAGCTGCATGACGAGCTTTCCAAGCTAGTCTGCGCTTTCTATAGCTTTCTGACTCTCCTGGCTTTTTAGGACTGCCAGTTGCGCCTTTACTACCAAATCTAATAAGTTTTGGACGCCCTGTAGTTGGGTTTCTAACTGCTACAGCATGGGACTTAGTAGAGTGATTAGGAGTACGCTTTGGTTTATTAAGACCACTAAAGGTTTCTCCTCCAACTTTAATACTCATTTTTTCTTCCCCCAGCTAGCTATTTGTTCTAGTGTCCTACCACATCCAATACAGTACTTACCCATAGCATCTAGCCTACAAACTTTTACACAAGGACTTTTCATGTTTCTGCTCCATTAACGGGTTGGCAAGTATAGTTTACACTTTTCCAATTACCGTCTTGTGGAAGATCTTCGTGTAATTGTTTAAATTCTATGCACTGTTGTTTTACTTCAAACCATTGAATATCTTGTTTCATACAAGCTGTATTTGTACAAGCAATTAAAATTAAAGACCATATCATTGCTTGTCTCCTTTGTGTTCATGTCCCATCCAAATACCGAATACGCCTGTCATAACGCCCATAACTACACTGACAAAAGCTGATTGTGCGCCTGTTGGGTCTGGCAATTCCATAAACCATTCTGCACAACGCCAAGACATTATAGTGCTAGCCAACATCATAAAGCGTGGAAGAATTTTCCACTTGAGAAAAGTCTCTACGCTCATGCCCTTGCTCGTTTTATTTTCTTTTTAGCTGCTTTTGTATTAGCTACAAACTGTTTGCCTTTAGCTGTGCTTTCTCGTTTTTTCTTAGTAGTGGCAGCGTGTTCAGCT